CTATTTGTCTTATCATTCATCCACAAACGACCAAGATGTATTTGCATGAATTCTGCATCAGGTGGCGTACCAGGTAAGTCTTCCCAAGTTGTAGTCCCGCCGTTCGGGTCCCAGAACTTTGGCGTGTTGTTAATGCCTGAGAAGGTCATGACGAGTCGCTCATTGAACGACCTGATGTCGCAGCTCGAGATGGTGCCGGTGAGCGCTGTAGCTGCCGCATGTTTAGTGAGTTCTACGCGCCGACCAGCTGAATCATATTTAAAGATTTTTGGTTGGTCGGTGATACCGATTGTAAGTTGCTCTTTTACCTGATTACTAGAGCTGTAGTACCAGAAGTCGAACACGCCTAGAACGTTGCTATACTTAGTTACAACTGCAGCAGTATCCGCTGTCGAGCCTTCAGCTACCGACGTAGCGCCAACGAATGTGTAAGTGATTGTGTCGTTTGTCGTGGTGGTAGTGCTAATGGCGCTTATCGTACCGCCCGTGCAGTTATAGATGGAGTTACCAGCTCCCGCGACGGTGATCTTTTCGCCGACACACAAAATCTGATTAGCTGGAGCAGCTATGCTGACAGATGACGCGAATACTAGTGTGCGATCTGTGCCGCTAGAGGAGCGGTAAGTGGTTGCGGGAACTGCTGAGTCAATGTACGACAAGCCCTCGCGCTTAAGCCGGCTGCCAGCGGTAGAGTTAACAACGTTATCACAAATAACAAGATCGTTTGGCGGAAGTACGCCTGGATCAACTGAACTATTCAGTCCTCCCGTCCATGGTATTTGTTGAAAGACCTGCGTCCTGCGGGCCATTGCTTAACTTCCTTGTGTTATCCGTTCCAACCGGAGATCGGGACCAACGCCCTGATAGAGTATTTTTTAGCGCCAGACCCGAATGGGAATGTGGCTCCCCACACTGAAGCGTCTGCGCCTCCAGACGTAGACGCATAGTTGTGATGTACGTAAAGCTGAGTCGAATTGTACATTCTAACTTCACCTTGAGCGTATGCCGTGGTTGTTTGGCCGGACCATACGCCAACGGTTGCGGCTGTTTGAGGGCCAAAAGTTGTCGTTGTGGATGCTGGCGCCTGAGTTGTATCCATTGTTACGCCTGTTCCTGACATATCGAAAAGGTATGTTCCGCTTCCGTCGGTTCCAGCCGTACTTTGATGGTAATCCCACCAAATTTCCATATCTGCTCCGACACGTCGCCAGCGAGCTTTGTTCATTGCGACTGTGCCATATGTTGGGTTTGTGGTGACGGCTTTAATCAGTGTTCCTGCGGCGACAGACGGGAAATCAGTCCATGTGCTTGGAATTCGCCTGTCTAGAATATGCCAGTTCGACCCGTCGCAGATTACGGTAAGTTCCTCGTACTGAGAATTGATCGTAGTAGTCGTTGCACCATCGATTGTCTCACTGGCGTTGCCATCAATTGTGATTGCGTTAAAATTTGCGTCAGTCTTTTTGATTCTAAGAACTTTTCCGGAGTTACTGGCAGCTGCATAAAGAGTTAAAGTCCATGCTGAAGCCGCCGTACAGAGAATTAAGTCATCGCTAGTTGTAGCCGTATAAGTAGTGGTTTTAGATACAACTGCTAAGGCGCTGCCTGCGACAGTGCCCCAGCTAGCTGTTGTCCCGTTGGTCGTGACGAATTTACCCGAATTGCCAGTTTGGTCTGGTAATAAGGCATCGATAGCTGCTTGCGCTGTCGTCTGCCCAGTACCACCGTTGCCAATTGGTAGAGTACCCGTCACACCAGCAGTTAACGACACGTTCGTAATTGTATTGCTGGCCCCACTGATGGTCTTATTGGTGAGTGTGTCAGTCGTGTCTTTTCCGACGAGTGTATCAGTTGCTGTCGGCAGTGTGATTGTGCCTGTATTGCTGATCGTAGAGATGACGGGAGCTGTGAGCGTCTTGTTAGTAAGCGTCTGCGAGCCTGCCTCAGTTACGAGCGTTCCGCTAGAGGGGAAGGTGACCGATGACATGTCAGCGCCTGCGCCACCACGAGACTTAGCAAGTGTTGCCTCAGAAGACAGAGAGCCGTCGCCCGCATTAATTACGACATGAGAGGCTGTGCCAGTCGCAATTTCGCTTCGCTCAACTCCACCAGCTGGCAGCGTCACGCCGCCACTTAAATCTGCTGTCCCTGTTACCTTTAAATCGCCTTGTACCTTAAGTTCGTTAGCCATTAGGCACTCCACTTATGCAATTTGTACTTAAGGGCCGCATCGGAGCCTGTGCTAGTTGTCGTGTACCTTAAGAGGACGTCTGAACCGCTAATGGTTCCATTGAATGTAACGCCCGTAGTTCCAAGACTTGCGCCGGCTACCGCGACGTTAACGTTCGTCCCATCGTTGATTAAGTAAATGTGACCGGCGTCTAAGTTGGCGGCCCCTCTAACGACTGAGTAGGAGAGTACTGCGACTGTCCATGTTGCCGTGAGTGTGACTGCGGTCCCGTTTGTTGTGTTGTCAGTGAGGACTACTGAGGTCAGGGCTGCGACGTCGTCTAGGTAAGTAAGTTCAGTTGCAGTGATTGCTGAAGAGGCGAGGACGCCACTTCCGTTCGTAATTGCGACAATTGAGGTGTCGAGCGATGCAAGTTTACTTAGTGAGATGGCGGCGCCAGACTTGATGTCAGCGTTCTCGATGTTTGTGATCGTGTTAGAGTCGGCGTCGATCGTCTTATTAGTAAGTGTTTGCGTGTCGCTAGTTCCTACGACACTGCCTGTAGCGCCGTGGACACCAGTAGTCGCCGCAATGTGGGCATCCATCGCTGTACCATCGACAGAGAGATCGCGCCCGTCGATCGTAATACCAGCGCTAACAGTAACGTTGCCAGTTATCGTAGCACCATTGATTGTCGTACCTGCGAGATACGACGGGATTGTGTATGAGCTGCCACCAGTCAGCGAGCCATCGCCACGGATACGACCAACGCGAGGACCGCGCTTGCGCATCATGTAGTTTGAGTCAGGCGTTATCGTTGGCTTGTCAAACGTGTCTTCCGTACGCCCGGCCATCCTCGCAAGTTTGTTCTCAAACATTGCTTGGTTGCGGGCTGCCTCTTCTGGATTACGGTTACGCGCCCATGCTCGCGAGAGAGCGCCATAAACGAGAACTATACGATCTTCAAGAGGCATCGCTGGTTCGTCGCCATCATCCTCAAGCGGGCTTACTTCCTTCGTGTAGTTAATGTGAAGGGTCGTAGAGTTGGGATAGATAGACGGGTAGATTTTAATCGTTCTATAACGATCGGACTCAGTCTCGTCGGTACCTGATGTCGGATCTTCGTAGTCGCCAACGTAATAGAACGCGGGGCGCCCTTCACACTTAGGCGATTCAGCGACCAAACGCAAAATCTCCTGGAGTCCGCGCGGCTCAACCGGCGCCTTGTAATATTGGTGCCATACCTCGACGACTTCACGTGCATCCGTAGGTAAATTAATCTGGTCAGTCCATACTTTATAGGCCGCTGTAGCATTGAGCGCGCCTGTATAAGGACTCGTGAGGGTAGCTGACGTTGCGCCTGCCGTATGAGCACTAATCTTATAGATTTCGTTGTGAGTATCAGTTGCGAACCAGTAGCCAGTCTTAGAAGTAGACGGGGCAACAGCGAACGTAATAGTCGTAGAGTCTGGCGTAACGGAGACAGTGCTAACACCTAAATAAGGCTTATGCTCTTTAAGAACCTCGCCAGTAAGCCATTTCCATCGCTTAAACGGAACGACCTCATCGAGGTAAACCATGTTGATGTCACGCTTAATCCGCGTCTCTTCTGTAGAGTCGCTAGAGTCGAACTTCAGCTCTTCCATGACTGAGTCGACAATGTCGGCAAAGTCCTTTACCTGGTAAATAGCCATCCTAGCTACCTCCTCCGATACTATAAACTACAGTCGCAATAGCGTTGGTTACCGTCTCCGCTTTAATTCCATTTGGGAAAAGGAGGGGCTGCTCAGAAAAATCAAATAATTGTGTCTCGCCGGCTGCGGCCACTCGAAGGTCAATCTTATTGGTGCCATCTGGATCTGAGAGCAGTAAAACGGCATTAGCTGAAGAGGCGCTGACCGTAACATAGGGCACGCGCACATTCTTTTTAGTCGTTACGTCGCCTGTAGTATCAATGTAAATTGTGTTGCCGTTAGTAGCGTTAGCCATGGACTACCATCTCCAAAACTGCCACCAAGTCGGTGGGTCATTAAGATGGGCTTCGGCTTCAGCTAGCTCCGAAGCATACTGCTCAGCCTTCGCGCGCTGTAATGCTGTATACGTATCGCGCTCCATTGGCTCTTTATCCGGGTAAGCCATGCGCGCATCAGCCTCAGTCGCGTATTCATAGCAAAGGGCTGGGTAGTCAGCAGGAAACTGTCGATTTTCCCAAGTAGGCTCTAACTCTCCATAGGTAAACATAACGACAAACACTGTTACGCCTCCCTTGCAGCTGAGAAGATTTCGTGGACGTAAATGTAGTCGTTCCATACGTCGCACGTACCGTTACCTGCGGCCTTAGCTGTCTGGATGCTTAAGCCTGTGCTGGAGAGCGGAAAGTTAGTCGTATTTGGCGCGCCAACAGCAACGCCATTGATGTAGGCTTGTACTGAGGTGCCCGCTGCATTTACGAGGTAGCCAAAGCGATACCAAGTAGTAGCTGCTAGGTCGCTGCCAACAGCTGTCTTCGTTCGCGTTCCCGAAGTAGCAGTTACTAGTTGAATTTTGGCGTTCGAATTGTCGTAAAGGAAGTAGACACCATGTTGGGCTTCCGACGCGTTAGTTGCTGAATGGAAGCCAGCCGACCAAAGAACATCGTCAGTACCGTTGTTTAACTGCGCAAAGTAAACAGCCGTTTCAAAGAAGCATGTGCCGCCACCAAAGAGCTTATCAGTCCACATGGAATTAATGATGTAGGCGCCGTTGGTTGCGACACGCTGACGAAGGATACCAGGGCGCTTAGCATTGTTTAATGTCGTCAGGTTCATGGCAGCGGCGCCAGAGGAGCCAGACGTATTCGACCAAGTGTAGATGCCTACGTTCGTACCGAAGGCAGTACCACCGCGCCAGTCTTCAAAAATTATCGATTCACGAGAAGGGGAAAAACGATCGGCCCAAGTTGGATCGGTGCCCGCGAAATCCATTCGCAGCATTTGCCCAGCTGAACCTTTTGCGAGCCGCTCATCAGCATTAGCGCCACGATAGATTAGATCGCCACGAGTTGTAGTCGGGGAGCTTGAACCGCCGCCATCACGAATGTTGATTGGCATACGACACCTCTATTACGTGAGCGCCGCTGTAGCTCTCCACGTACCTCCGTTGAGGACATAGATTTTGTTGTCGCTAGTGTTGTAGTAACAAGAGCCATTGGGATAAGTAGTTGCAGGGCTAGCAGTGCCAGTCGGCATGACAGCAACGAGTGCGTCGAACTTAATGTAGCCACGTGTACCGCTAACAGATGCGCCTGTTTTTAATGTGATGTTTCCGCTGTTGCCTGCGCCGTCTGCGCCGCCAGTTTCAAAACGGAAGTTTCCAGTGCTTCCACCTGTGGAGTATCCTCCGACCATTTCGACACCGCCAGAGGCGCCCGTGCCTGCATTGTCGCCAGGATAGAAGTAAATGGTCCCAGTATCACCAGAACCGCCAGCATCTGCGATGCCTCCCGTATAAAACTCTACGGTGCCCGTGTTGCCAGTCGAGTTCGCGACAGCATTAGACCCGGAGTACATACGAACGCTATTCGTGCTGTCGCCAGCAGCCGTTGCACTTTCAGAAGCAAGAGCTAGAGGCGCATCAACTACACCTGTTTTAAGAAACAGGCCCTGATGCGTGCCCCAGTACGTGTCTGTATACGTGTTGCGATAACTGACGTCGCCGTTATCTGTAAACCTAACCTGCGCCGCTTTTAAGTCGATTATTCCGCGAGTGCCGCTAGCGGTACCAGGTTCGAGTGTGATGCTACCTGAATTGCCTGCTGTCGCAGAACCTGTGAGCAGCGTGATGGCGCCGGTATTCCCTGTTCCGTAGTGGTCTCCAGTAGCTTGATAGAGTTGACCAGTAGTCGAACCTGTAGACCCAGCGTCCGCGATAAAACCAGTATAGATCTCAGTATCGCCTGTAGTGTTAGCACTCGTATTTAAGATGGAACCAGAGGAAATGAGTAACTGTTTGGTAGCTGCAGTAGCTGTGTCCTCGCCAACGACACCAAAAAAACCTGTCGGAATGTCGTTGTCTCCGACGAGACCTGACATGTTTCCGCCGCTATAATTGGCGTAGGTTTGTTGAAGGGTCGCTATTTGCGCTGCAGCAGAATCTCGGATAGAGATTACATCGCCTGTTAGTGTGTCTACATTTCCTGCTACAGAGGAGCAGCCAGCAGGTAATGCCCACGAGCCATCGCCATCGCCGTTACCTAAGGTAAAAACGTAGCCCGCTGTAGCTGTCGCTAAGGACGGATCAAAGATTGCTACATTTAAGCCCGTTCCTAGTGTGACTCTCCCAGTTGAGCCGTTAAACTTGATCCAAGAATTGTCAGCAGCTGCGCCGACCTTCCAGTTATCAGTAGTGCTAGTAAGATTCTGGTTTACATCTACACTTGCTAGATTATCTAAGGCCGTCGAAGCACCTGCTGTGCCTCCGCTTTCATTTCCACCACCAACTGGCATCTTAATTACTTCCTTTTAATATAAGAGATTTTGACGTCGTTACCGTTCGTCGCTGTATCCAGCCAGAAGTCGGATAGATCCAACTCGTCTCCACCGCTGCGACCACTCATGTCTGCAGTGATCGCAAGCGTTTCCCCTGGCGAGAGCTCAAGGCCTTGGCCAGCAGCTACATTGGAGTCGCCAATAATGACGACCCCTGTATTCGTAGTTTTTGCTTGGAAAACGACTGTAGTGATGATCGTTGAAGTCGACGTGACTTGAACTCGTGTTCCTGCTGTCGGGATATCTTTATCCGCGATAGTGAAGAGCTTAACCATTGTTTAGCCCTCCCTATTACGATCGGATCAGACAATAAGTCCAAGATCCTGAAGCGAGATCAATCCCTGAGCCAGTCGTGTTGTAGAGGCGAACCGTGACCGTATTTGATGCTGAAACGTGCGCTTGGCAAACAAGCAGACCAGCTGTGACAGCAGTAGTAGGCGGGTTGATGATTACAGTATCGTTTGCAGTCGCGCCTGTAATCGTAATGTTTTGGTCAGCAACAGTAGTTGCGGCAACGTCTGCGGGATCGAGTGTAACTTGTCCGCGAACAATTTTAGTGATTGCAGTTCCACCGCCAACTGTGAGGCTAGTAGAAGCGCTTGCAGTTGTAGCAGTAACTGCGCCTGTGAGTGCGCCCGTGAATCCGTTTGTTGATACGACTGGGCCTTTGAAAGTAGTAGACATTTAAAAGTTCCTCCGTCCTAGAGAACCGACACTGTCTTGGTGTCGTAGGTCTAAGGGGCCATCATAGCCCCCTAGTCATTGGTTACTTGCAGAATACGTAGGGCGATTACGCGCCCTGAGTTCCCCACACACCGTAGGGATGAATCGCGCCGATTTTCTCGCGATAAGACGTCTTATACTTGATAGAGTCGTTATCGAAAGAATTCTCAGACTTCGTCTCAATACCTTTACGGCTGATGATTCGGAGTCCAGTGTCTGCTTTTTCAGCAAGCACGAACCAAGCATCAGTGTCAGTGAGGTGAGGAGAGGTAACGACCGTGAGGCCATCTTCTTTGATAGCGTTCAGGTTGTTATCCGCAGTGTCGGGCTTCAAGTCGCTGCCAACCAGTTCGCGAGCGTAACGCTTGCTATCTGAGTGACAGAGCAGAACCTTCGGAACCATGCGATAGATGATTCCAGAGTCGCCAACGAAAATCTTATCGAAGTCAGCGAGAGCTGTATCGAGTGAAGATTGAGAGAGGTCAGCGTCTGAAGAAGCCTTGTTTCTGAATGAAGAGCCTGACGGGAGCGTGTGCGTAGCGTGAAAGAGAGCAACGCCATCGGCAGTCGTTTCAGAGGAGAAACCGTTGTTAAAAATGTTCATGGCAGAAATTTCCTGCGACTCACGAGCACTCTTAGCAAGCTTACGAGTAGCATCGGCGATGAAGTCGAACTTACCATCGTCAACTGCTTCCTGAGAGATAGAGAAACCCAAACCGTACTTTAACGGAATGAGGGTTTTGCTCGCACCTTGGCGCGGACGCGTATAGGTGTAGTCCGTACCTTCAGGAATCTCGACCATCAACGACATGTCATGGACTTCTGAAGATTGCCAAATATCTCGCTCAGTCTTTACCATTTTAAAGAGCTGTTCGCGGCGCGAAGGATGCATTGCTAACTCTGAACGGAACATTTCCTCCAGAGCTGGCAACATACTTGTGCCAAAAAGATCCGAATAATTTCCACGTACAATAACTGGTGCTGACATAAATTATACTCCCTCTGTTCCTGTGCCACCTTTTAACTGGTGGTTGTTGATCTGAACGACACAGAGAGCGTTAGCACCGAGTGCGTTGTTGACTGCTTTGTCGATCATGATGAGACGCAAGGGCAACGTAGAGTCAGTTGCGCCCGTGTTTCCATCGAGCTCCATTGCAGAACGCTTGTAGAGCGTAGAAGCAGTACCAACCACAATGTTGTAGTTGAGACCGATATCCGTCTGAGCGTCCGGATCAGTTGCGTCGTCAGACTGGACGCGGAAGAGCTGATCTGGATGGTTAGCGACGAGGACTTTCTGTCCATCGCCAGAAGCGTAAGAGAGTGCTACGCCGACACACGCATTGCTTGCAGAAGCCGGAGTTACTTTTCCAGCAGATTCTTGCTTTACAAAGTCGCCCGGATAGGTTGCAGCGGCAGCGGTATACTCCATTACCCGGAGTACAGGTCCAAAAGGTTCGGCGCCTTTTGGCTGATCTAAGTTAGCCATAATGTAAGTCCCTCCATGGACAGGAAAGAAGCCGCGTCCGATGCAGCCCCTTTATTGACTGGCCCGACACTAACACGGGCCTAAAATACGGTTATTCGTCAAAGTCTTGGTCGTCAGAGCCTTCACTTGTGATCTTGATACCCTCATGGCCTGCCATCTGGCGAAGTTGCTGCGCCTGCCGTCTAGCGACTGCACTCTGGCGCTCTGTTTTCGCGCGGATATGCTGGCGGTAAGCATCTTGAGCCGCCTTAGGCTTCACGGCAAGGATAAGGTCACCACGAACGACATAGCCTTCTGGGCTAATTCCGTAGTCAAAATCGATACTTCCACGACTTTCAGAAGCCTGTTTTTTATAGGCTTTCCATCCAGTTCTGTGGTTGTTTCCTCGGTCGACATACGTCTTTTTATTGATCCAACGATACGAAAAACCTTGCCCTTCGAGCTCAGCCTTGAGCTCAGGGTCGATCTTAAGTAGGTTAAAATCGAAATCGTCGTGAGTGAAATCGCTAGCTTCCGTCTTAGTAGACAGCGGCTGGCGGCCTTTTAAATTCGAATTGGGTTTATTAGACATCTTAAAATTTCCTTATTTAGGGGTTCAAAAATTAGCTTAGAGCTTTCCAGTTTTTACGTTTTGAGGCTTCGCGGAGGCCTTCGAGTACCTTCGGGTCGGTAATGTCGCGGCCCATGAGCTGAGCGACCATCAACGTCTTCTGGTCGATGCCTTCTGACGGATCTTGCTTACGCGCGCGCGACTGACTTGCACCGTTTCCGCTAGAACTACCAGGCATGGAGAAGTCTTCCTTGGAAACGCTCTTGCGTTTGCTTGCCGGAGTAAGCCCAAGCTGGCCAGCTGCCCGCATAATCGCAAGTTCTGCTCCTTCAGGCGTTCCTTGTAAGGACTTAGGAAGTGACTTCGTCATCTCTTCAACGACTTGGAGAGCTTCGCGGCTCGTATTTAGCTCGGGATATTCGGAAGCCAAGCGATTCACGACCTGATTGAAGGCTGTTGCCTTGGTCGTATGCTCGTTTACTGTTTGAGTGGCCCGCTGGGCAGCGATCTGCTCGGCTTTTTGGGCAGCCATCGTTGCGATTTGCTCAGCAAACGCGTCTGTATCGTCGTAAATCAGCTCTTTCAGCGGCTTTGTCGGCGCACTCGGCTGCCTAGGCACCAAGTTAGAAGCGATCTGCTGAATAGAAGCCTCAAGCGACCTCATAGTGGCTTCCTGCTGAGCGCGAATGTCGTCAAGTTTTCGATTAAACTCTGACTTAACTCCTCTTAGCGGGTCCTCTTGCGGGGTTTCTAGCGTATTATCCTGTACGTCATCAGGGGCATTATTTGCCTGATTGTTGTCGTCCATAACGACTTCCTCCGGTGATTACGTCACAACTCGATCGTTAGACAATCGGGGTCTACGAGCCCGTGGCAGCAGTTAGTGGCCGTCGCCGTTCGCCAAATCATCGGCCTCTTCTTTGAGGTATCGACTCTTCATTTGATTTATTGCGTAGCGGAGTTTATGCGCTCCCTCTACGCGCGCCTTCGCGTGCACAAGTTTTTCTGCGCCTTCTGAGAGGTCATACTTAACAAGGAGTTGCTCTAAACGACCGACTTCGATGTCGATCGCGCGCAAGAGCGAAGTCCAACCTTGACTCAAGAGAACTTCCACAAGGAGCTCGCGCTCCTCAGGTGTAAGCTTCATTTGTTTACTCATTCGGGATTAACCTTCGGCGGCTGTCGCCATTGGCATCTGTTGCGGCATCCCTTGCGGAGCCGACGCACCTGTGGTCATGGCAGCGTTCGTCTGAACCTGTTGCGTATTTGCAACCTGTGCGCGTTGAGCATTGATGGCTTCCATCATTGCGCTAGCCTCCTGCGCCTTAGCAGCAAGCTTAAGCGTCTGTTGCTCGTTAAATTGTCCAAGCAGCTCGTCGTGCTCAACGATATAATCGAAGTAATCTAAGAAGCCCTGCAGATCTTGCTCAGGGCCCAGCTTAAGATCGACACCGGCGAGAGTCGCGTCTGCGATCTCTTGCGGACTATAAACACGCTGTTGTCCCATAGGCTTCTGAATAAATCTGCCAACGTCGCGCACGCCCATTTTCTGGAGCAAGAACTTAATTGATTCATATCGCTGAAGGGGAGTGAAGATACCGAGTTGGTAGTCGAGCGGATTACTCGTGAGTTGGTAAATTTGGTTAGCCTGATCCATCTGGATCTGGTTATTAGAGTTCGCTGAGTTCGGCTCGAGCTCAAAGTCAAACATGCCTTCAAGCTCTTTGGGATCTTTAACAGTCTCCCAATACATGTGGCCGTCATCGCCCATCACACGAAACTGGAAACCAGGGGGCAGCTTCTCTTGGAGCATTTGGAAAAGGTAAACTAATGCACGTTTCCAGCCACGGTTGAGTCGGCGTAAGAATACGTCCAGATTGGCATTCGACTCTCCCAAGAGTGCACGTGTTCCAGTGGCTGTTCTGGTAGCCCCCTGGCCACCAATAATTCCTAACGACAAATCACTTACTGAGACGAGTCTTTCGACCCAATTATATAAAGATGCCTCTTCCTGTTGCGTGAAGAACGCGCGGTTACCAAACGTAGGGAAGAAGACGTCGGTTTGTGGGTTGTCGACCGGCATGAGGGCGCCAGGCTCGAACCTGAGCTTTTCGTCGACCATGCTAGAGCCAGCGCGAACAAACCCCATAGGCATAGAACTGATAATACCAAAATCCACCTTCATGTTATGGATGGCATCGATTTCGGTCGTAAGCGTATGGAGCAACTCAATCAGGCCGATGCCATAATCTTGCCCGTGTCGCTTGTATAGGTCAATCTTGAAGAAGGGTCTTAAACCTTCTTTGTTTACTCTGTATAAGTAGGTTGCGCGCAAAATCTTCGCAGAGTCCTTATGAACCCAGAGGATGACGTCGGCGGGAATACCACTACCGAACACGTCAATCTTTGCGTACCTCTCCAAAACATGGAATCGCTTAAGGTCGTAGGTCTTGTCAATGTCGCCAGTACCTGCAGTAGCTGCCTGAGCAACCTTAATGTTGTTAGCCTGCTCCCCTGACTTATGATCTTCGCCGCCCCTTACAATCTCCCTGACAATTGACTCCCTAAAAACCTTCTGGTCAGCAAGCGTCCACAGCTGACCCTCTGTCAGGTACTGCTGCTGGATAACTTCGTCAGCGTTCTGCGGATCTCCTCCGCCATTAACGATAACAATGTCTTCGGGCGGAACGACTTCCAACATCGGACCATCGAAGCAAGTCTTAATGACCTCCTCCTCAACGTCCTCCATCACTGTGTCGTTAACTACTCCGGGCTCGCCCGTTTCCGGGTCTGTGACACCAAAAGCCTGGATTACCCTCGGCTTCTGAACTACGTCGACATACTTAGAGTACTTACGATCCCATCGCGCCTTAAGAATGCCGCAGCCACGAGTCGACCACTGCCATACCCACGCATCGAGTGCCTCTTCGACACCTTGGTAGTTATTGGCGTAATCCTTCAGCGTGTACTGCATGATTCCTTGCACGAGCGGCGCGCGATCCTGGTTAGAGGCCTTGCGCGCGCTAACTGTGCACATGGGATCAGTCAAGAGAGCTGCAAAAAAGCGAGCATGGAACGTCTTAGCGATCGTAAACGAAATCGGTAGGTGGAGCGTGCTCGACCACTGTTCCGTTGCATCATAAATAGGTTCGAGAAACTCGTCATACTTCTCAAGGAGTTCAACTTGTCGTTCAAGCCAATCACCACGGTCTGCATTAGCCGTGTTCCATACTTCGACGGTTCGGTGGCCTTCTCCAAGCTCCTCAAGCTTCTTAACTAACTTCTCAACAATCTGTTCACGTAACGGAACGACTACATCGGGCAGTCGCTCTTTACGACCTTCAATCGCAACATTAGGGGCTGTACTCCGTACGTCCATGGCCTTCCTGGCCTCCTTTTCACAGTTCTATTTTACTTGCTGCCCAGATTACGGGCGGCAAGGCAGCAGCTAGCGGGCGGCCTTCAGGCGCCCTCTTGCCTTCTGACTCCAGCTAACGGGAGCCTCCGGTCTGTGTATACGCGTACCTAGCCGCTTATCGAACCTTGGTTGGGTCGCAAGCGCATACTTCAGGCACGACAAAAAATCCTTACTTTCGATCCCTAATTTTGGCTTAAACTCATCGATATTCCGGTACTTCTGCCACTCCACCGACTCGATATCGGCGACTATTCCAGGGTTACCATCGAAAATGGTCAGCCGGGGAGGACGCTCGCGCCCGTAGTTATCTGGTTCACTGGGCAGCAAGAGAACCTCCTGAATCATCTGAATGAAGGCTTCATCCTGCTTCTCGTTATAAGTTGTCGCGCGGACCCGGATGCCCCGGTCTTTAAGCACCTGAATGAACGATAGCCGTCCTTCGCCGCCTGTAAGGTCAGCGCTTCCAAAGGAATCGCAAACAATATCGACGACCCGAAACCCCGCGTACCAACTTTTTAGCTCTAAAGCAAAATCGCTCGGGGCGCTTTTGGACGATAGTTCTTTAACTACGACAAGGTCATTGTTAGGGGTAACGCCAACCATGATGGCGTGGTGCTTTTTCCGAGGGTGCGGGTCGATAGCAATCACGACTGGGAATCCACTAGGCCACGGGCGGCGGGCTACGACGTGCTTACTACGATCAAAGAGGTGGGCGAGTGCTAGGCCTTCCAAGTCGAAGAACTCGCCGTGTAAGCGGATTCGTTGCTCTTTATCTGAGAGATACCTAGAGAAGTCCTCGACATAGTTATCTGAGAGGTTGGCTGCGTTTACCTCAGTAGAGAATCGAAAACACATGACTTCTGGTCGATCGCCGCGCGCCCACGGCTCGTAAAGCTTCTTCCGAAGCCACGGGGCCGCGATGGGAGTACCGATAATTACGTACTTCGGTTTGCGCCCTTTTTTACGTCCGGCTCGTCGGAGCGCAATGAACACGTGCTCTGGTGGGGGCTCGTCGAAAATAAAGACATCTCCCTCGATAGACTCAAACGACATCGGGTCCTGATCATGGAACATCCACAGAAGCTCGCTCCCGTTGTCGAAGGTTAGCTGCGAGATATAGGGCTTTCCTTTTTTGTGACACTGCTCTGCTTTCAGCGGATACCATTTCTTAATTTCTGGGAGCCAAACACTATCCACTTTTTCTGGTTTATCGAGCACGACTACAATGCGCGCGGGTACTGGCATGTGGAACTTGGTATGTCTTATATATCCAAGCGCTGATTCGATAGCTAGGTTCGCTCCAAGCGCAGATTTTCCCATTCCATTTCCGCTAAGTACTAGAATTGTCTCGATTTTTTCGTCACAGAATGTTTCGATGACTGGCGCTTGTCCTGCATTGGGAATAAAGTTCGCGCGCTGCTCAAGCTGCCTCCTCTTCTTTTCCTCAAGCGCATCGAGCATTTCTAGCTTCTGGGCTTTGGTTAGTTTTGTGAGGTCTAACTTGCTCAAGCTGCCTCCACCCTGTTGGACTTCGAACTGTTTTCATCGCCGAACATGACTTGGAGATTCCAGGGGACATGGAGGCCGCTCACATTCTTACCCTTCAGCGGGATAATGTGATCGACGTGCACTGTACGCCCGAACTCTGCAGCCAGAGCGCCCGCCGCCTCGTAGAACATCTTAATTAGGTCGTGCTGATGGGAGGTGAGCCAAGCTGGCGTCGCCTTGAGCTTCTGCGCTCTGCGTTTCGCCGTCCGGGCAGCGTACAGCCGGCGCCCGTGTTCGGAAGTGTAGTAAGCCTTCTTTTTAGCTTTGTACTCTGGTGTCTGGTAGTAGCCGGTTTCCCGACAGCGCTCTCTTTTACGATCTGCGAAATACTGCCGCTTACCGGGGCGATCTAGATAACGCTTCTTGTTCTCCCTCTCTAGGAGCTTTACGTGGGGCTGACTTCGTCGGTATCTGGCGTAACAGTTAATGCAAAGACCGACCTTGGCCGCTGTATAGTTGCAGTCCTCAGTCTTACACGGTCCTTTGATTGGTGAGCGGCGGCGGCGACGGGAACCCTTAGTGCGGGCTGTCTCCGCCGTCTTCTTGGTCTCCATCCTGGAGTTCCTTAAGTCGGCTGGTCAGTAGCGCGTCGATCTCTTCTTCACGCAATTTTTCGAATTTGTGGACTTGTTCACTTCGCTCAACGGCGCGCCCCTCTTCTCTATCCAGCAAGTCCTTGGCAGCAGCCAGCGCGCGACCGGAGTCTTCGTCGGTAAGGGCAATGTTCGCCACTCGGGCCGTAATGTACGACTGAACCAACTGGCGTATCTGTTTAGGGGAGGCGCCCCCATCGAGGGCCTTCTTCAGTTCGGGGAGGATGTCCGCCCGGAACCTCTTGAAGTCGTTCAGTTGGTCGATGACGGCAGCCATCTTCCGCTGTTCTCGTTGTCCGTCCCTGTACTTCTTTCGAGCCACTTTGAGCACCTTTTCCTTGGAAGCAGGCAGCAGGCAGCTGCCAGCAGGCAGCAGGCAGCTGTCGGGCCTTCCTAGCCCTCTAAAACCGACCCTAGCATAGGCCAAAAATACGGAACGACGCCCACCCGTAAAAATCGCCAAACCCACCCATTAGAATTGCCTGTAAATTCCGCCAAAACTTGTGAACAGGGACCCCTACGAGTATCAACAGTATGTCGATGGCAGGCACGCGCCCCCGTAACTTATTGAAAAGACTTGGCAATCTCAAGCTGAGACAATCTAGAAGTGGGACAATGTGAGATAACATATTGTAATCATTAACTAATATAAGATTGAGTGATGCGGTAGAGGGGCGTCAGGGCGCAAATATTGGGGGTGGGCAGGTGGCATGAGGCCATGTTCCAATGATTCTCAGTTGTTAAGTTGTTGATATCATTAAGTAAACATCAAATGCTATTGTATTATTGTACTATTGCAGGCCGAGGGTGGCATTTATATATTGAGACCTTGTGGGGTGGAATGCTGTTTGCGGTTTTGCGATACGTTTTATAGCATTTAGATTCTATTTCGTGTCAAATTGATAAAACAAGATTTGTTGAATCACATTGAGAAAAACAGGTAAATTCGTATTGTTTAGAGATTTTAGCTAAATCTTCGCAATTATCGTAAATGCATACAAAACACTCAATAATTCAAAATTCATGTGCCAATTCGACACCAAGATTCTGTTAAGGCTCTTCAGATTCAATAAAACGCGACGAAACTAGAGTTGTGCACTCATGATGCAGTGCACTAAAACTGAGAGGTCGCTATGTATCGCGTATCGTTTCGAGAGAATAAGACAGGACGGACCAGAATAGTCCATGGGACTAACTTGGCCCTAGTCTTGCTATTGGCTCGATCGTTAGGCGCTTCATGCGGTCTCGTTGTGACAAAGGGGACCTAATATGAAACACGCTCAATTAAAGAAGCGTTTAAAGTCTACGATCGCTAGAATTCTCACTAATAGACAGCGTATCGAGTTTGCTACTCGAGACAGCAATACCGACTTGCAATACAGGCTTTTGCGAGTTCAAGTCGAATCATACGACACGCTTGTGTCTGACCTGATTCAATACCTCGATGGCGCGAGTACACCTGCTAAGCAAGACAAGGTGCTTGTATTCAGCGAGAGGTACCCTGACGGGCATATTCTCTCGCGAGACGCCTATCAATTGCTCTGTCGATCAATGGACCGCGATGACTTTAATACTCACGTTGTTTGCGATGTAGATGCTGACGTAACTGATGCTGTTAGCGATCAGGCTTTGTTCTTATCTGGTCGTGCGCGAAAATCTAAAATTAAGACAGGCTAAGTAATTGTAACTATTTAATTTTATGACTATTTGGCATGTGTATTGATTTTTTGTTCGCAAATACAATAGCAATAAGTTATTCTGTATTTGTTGATACAATAGCAAAGGAGTTAACGATGAACAAGTTAATTTTAATCACGTTCTTATTGTTTATAGCCGCATGTTCAATCGCGCTCGGAGATGAGCGCCAAGACTATGGCGACGAGTTGAATGCGGCTCAAGAGCGCGCTCAGGCTGAGTTGGACAGCGCGAGGGCTGATTTGCACGAAGCTCGAACTGCCTTACTCGAGTACGAAGAAGAACTAGACGCAGCTCAAGACAACTTAGATGCGCTGACTACGCTTACTGGCGGCTACGAAATTACGATCGAAGAGTTGGAAGAGATCGGTGGTGCCCAGTGATTGGCAACTTAGTCTGCGACTTGCTCGTATGCGCCGCTATTGGCGCGGCCTTAACAGCCTATCTCTTGGTACTGGCTGTCTCATAACGACGCGCTGGTGGGGCTATTAGAACGTTCAGGGGGCTGCCCTGCTGGCTGCTGCCCTGCTAGCGGCTGTCTTTAACCCCAGCGACAAACGCCTCTGTAGAAGCGCTCACCCTGCCAGGCTTTCGCTGGCCTTCCACCGTTTCTAAGGAAACGATTGCGCTAAACCCTTTAAGCGTTCGTGGATCAATAAAATTGCCATCAATATCAAGCATTAGTAGAACGGGCTCACCGTCTAAGGTGATGCCAGCAAACTGAAGCTTATTGTGGTTAACGGTGCCGTGGCCATCGTCAAAGACGGCTATTTTAGGCACGCTTAATTCGATCAGAGACTTTAACTTCACGTAATACCTCAAACTTTCTACTGGGTGCGCACCCAGTCTGCACCCATCAAGTGGGTGCGCTTTTTTTTCAACAGTTACGACTACTTACTCTTCTGCACCCACTGCACCCACTAAAATAGTAAATTAGAATAGGAGTGTGTATAAATGGGTGGTTGGGGTTGATGTGTCGGGCGACTGGGTGCTGGGTGCGCATGCTTAATTTACGCTGTAACTTCTTGGAACAGTTGAAGAATCCTGTGCACCCACATTACTGGGTGAGCCTACCACCTCAATAAACCGCTCGCTCTCGCCAGTCTTATGTTTAAAACGAAGATAATTAGGATATTTCTTACAAAGCCCCTCAATCCGACGTCTACCGGGCGCCGACCTATACCCATTAAAGACTTCGTCCCGAATATAGGATTGTAGCTCGCGCACGTTTATCGACTTACCCACGTTCTTGGCCGTCCATTCAAAGAGGACCTGGGACTCCCAATCAGTAAGGCCCGCTTCCTTAACCTCTTCTGTGCGCGCGGACACAAACGGGAAGAACATGTTGCGAGTTACCGTTCGCGCTGCCAGGTAGCCTGCTAGCTGCGTGATGTTGTCAGGTTCAGTGAGCGGATTAAGCCGATGAACTAAAGAGGTGCCTGCTAGCTTCTGCTCAGTGAGCTGAATGATTGAGAAGCGGCGGTCACCAGAGCTTAAGGGGATCGCATCGAGGTCGTTTGCACTAAGATAGAAGCTTGCTTGGTTTGCTAATTGTTCAGCGTCCTTACCTTTACGCTCAACCTCGATCGAATCATTAACGACATCCTTCAAACGATTAAGCTCTTCCTTCGTCTCAATTTTTACTTCGTCAACGTAGACAAGTGCGCGATTACGTAGCTGACCGTTGAAGCGGTTCTTGAAGACTTCATCGCGGACTTTTGCAAAGTTTGCGCGCCCAAAAAGCTCACACATGATGCTGCCAAGAATGCCTTTACCGATGCCTTCCTCTCCGAGTGCTGCAAGGATCGTATAGTTACGACCTCTAAGAGCTGTCGTAAGCCAATCAAGGATGTACTCTTTGGAGTCAGCATGACCATCAGTTAAATGCGTGAGGAATTCGTCGTAGACTGCTGGCAGCTGCCCGCTGCCTGCTGGCAAGTCAGCGCCAAAGTAAAAGTGCGCGCGCTGCCACTCAGGCGGCACGTAAGTGTTATACAAAGTTAGATTGGTGCTTGCCTCTTTAAACATGGGCGCCATCTTGAACCTGTCATAAACAAATTTTGCGGTAACAAAAGACTGACTAGAATAGAGAGCCATTTCTGCCTTACCTAGAACCTGAGCAAGTACGCTGGGAGCAAGAGCGTGCGCGATACCTGTCGTTGAGTCGAAGAGCACGGTCTCTTCAGGATCAGCCATGTTAACAATATATTTAGAACGTAAGATGATTTCACGTAAAGCGTTGTTCGGGTCGTCTAAGCCTCGCGGTCCATATCGGCTAGGGCGGTTCTCATAGAGGTCCTCAAAATGTTTAATGTCAGTCTCATCCCAGTCACCTGCATGCTTTTTTGTGGCAGGATGGAGAGTGTCCATAGCCTCTTCCATTGTATAAAGATTGTCTTTGCAATCTCTTATCGCGGCATTGCGTGTATTGTGCCAATTGCCGTGTGTTAGTTTACCTGTAGCAATAAATATTAAAGTCTTCTTATTAAGTTCACCGCGTTCGCCAGTTTCCTGGCGCCTGCTAACTTGCGTCCGTTGTATGCCTTTAGCATTCAATTGTATGCTTTCCGAGAACAGTAATCCGTCCTCCTTTAGCGAGACAACTTCAGTGCACGGGAAGAAGAAGCGGGCTGCGTCCTTGCATGCAGGGTCGATGAAGGGCCACTTAGCGTAGGCCGCAAACCAGTAACGTTTAAAGTCTGAGTCGTTACTTACAGCTTGCGGTAGTAACAGGACGACACGAAAACGATCGCAGACAACGCCATTCTTTTCTTTCTGGTGGCTTCTGGTTGTCGCGATTACGTGAGCGTAGTCTGCAAACTGCGCGCGGGCCTCATCGATAGTGCAGCCATCGTCCACGTCTAAAACTAGTAGACGGATAGACTCCAAGTGATCGTTTCGCCTTTTCCCATCTCGATACACCGCTGGAGACCAAGGACTGCTAGAAGTTATGGCGCGCGCGATGGTACTAAGTCCTTGGTGTTCCTGAACTTCTCTGACTTGCGCGGACTCGGCTGCGGTAGCGCCTGGCTTAAAAAAGCTTAATTGGCATGAAAATTGAGGTGTCGTTATTGACAAGTTGAAACCTCCCGTGGTTTACTTAATTTAACACTGGGCGTTAGCAGCAAGTCTAGTGCTGCACCACCAGGAAATCCCAGAAGCCCTAAAATCCCATCCATTTTAGTTAGTCGTTAGTACGTAAGTTCGCACTGTCTAACTCCCTCCATTTAGTTTTGCGCGTCACCTGCGCGCACTCGCGCTTTTTATACCCCCCTTCCATGCGACTGCATTGTGGTGAGCTGGTCCGCGTCTGACCGTCCTTCCTACTTAAACAATAGAGGTTTATTAGTATGCATATGCTAACTACCCAAGATGCTGCCCTGCTGGCTGTTGCCTTGTTCACAGGTGCAACGTTAGTCGGATGCACTTATGCAGAGTTCGCCGCCCTCTCAATCCTTTTACTCGTAGCTATTACAATCGTGCGAGCCGTCAATGGGTAACAGTAATCGAGTCAAACTGAGCCCGCACTTCTACAGTGACGAATTCAACGACCCCTCAACTGGCACTGCCAATGTCGACATGCGCCTCGTTCGCGCGCTAGAGGAACTTCGGTCGTTAATTGGGCGTCCAATCAAGATCCTTTCAGGTTATCGGTCGCCTGCTCACAATGCGAAAGTTGGCGGCGCGCAGTCGTCCAAGCACTGCACTGGTGAGGCCGCCGACATCCAAGTAAACGGAATGGATTTATTAGATTTGTTAACTGCCGTGGGCCAAGTGTCAGCCTTTAAAGCAAGTGGCTTTGGCCTTTACCCTGAGGAGAATTTTATCCATGTCGATGTCAAC